GGCACATCAGGTATCTCAGGTACAAACGGAGCTTCAGGACAGTCAGGAATTTCAGGCTTATCAGGAACTTCAGGTATAAGTGGAACTAACGGAAGTGGAGGTACAAGTGGTCAATCAGGTATAAGTGGTTTAAGTGGCACATCAGGTATCTCAGGTACAAACGGAGCTTCAGGACAGTCAGGAATCTCAGGATTAAGCGGCACAAGCGGTATCTCAGGAACTAATGGAGGTGGAGGAGCAAGCGGTCAATCAGGTATATCAGGCTTATCAGGAACTTCAGGTATAAGTGGAACTAACGGAAGTGGAGGTACAAGCGGTGCAAGCGGTATTTCTGGTTTAGCCGCTGATGTTGCTTTAACTAATAATAATGATAATTTTGTTGTAACAGCAACAGGAGATCCAGCCACTCCATTTAATGGAGAAGTTAATTTACAATTTAATGGTTCTGAATTATCAATAATAGGAGAAGTTGTAACTAATACAGATTACGCGACTAATCAATCATCAGTATTAGTTGAGCCTTCTCCCTTTAATAGTGCAACAGCATACGAATATGATGGTGGAACCAATTGTGGTGCTATACTTAATATAAATGTAGAAAATCAAACAACTACACCAAACTTTAGAATGACTACATTATATATAACTAATGACGGTAATGGAAACTTTGCTTATAGTGAAACACAAACACCAGATGTTGGTACCGTTGGAACAGATATATATTTTACTGTCACTTATGGTAATCCTAATATTATTATAACAGTATATAATGATTCAGTTGGTGATAATTATGTTACTAGAACTTTTGCACAATTAATAAAATATACATAAAAATAAAATAAAAACATGGGTAATTTTATAGTAAATAATGGTTTACAAGTTTCTGGAGGAACAGCTATTACAGGGTCAGCTACTGTTTCTTGTACATTCACAGCTCAAACATTAGTTGAAACATCAGCAATACGATATAAAGAAAATATTCAAAATTTAAAATCATTTGACAATATTTATAAACTTCGTCCTGTATCTTTTGACTGGAAATCAAATAACAATCCAGACATTGGATTTATAGCTGAAGAAGTAAATGAATTATTTCCTCTTTTAGTTGAATCTAATGAAGATGGAGTAATAGAAGGTGTTAAATATTCTAAAATGGTAACAGTAATAGTAAAAACACTTCAAAGTCAACAACAACAAATTGAAGAATTAAAACAAGAAATTAATACTTTAAAAAATAAATAAAATGAAATATTATATAGCTGAAAACACAGGAGAAGGATTTATCACTCATGAAGATAACGAATTAAGTTACATTTCTAATTACCCACCAAATATTTGGGTAACTGAAAATGAAGCATGGGCAGCTCGTGTTGGTGCGGTTGAAAAAACTAAAGAAGAAGCACAAGCAATACTTGACGCTGAATTAGCAGGACAAGTTTATCCAGAAGGTAATCTAAATGAAGGAGAACAAGTAGTTATTTTACTTCCGTAATTAAGCTTGGAAATACAAAAATAAATTAATATATTACATATAAATAAACATAAGTTATGGAAAACAATACTACTCAAGTAGAAAAACAAGAAGATTTAAAACACATTTTATCTATTCTTAACAAAGAAGACGCTGATAATGTATTAACATTAAAAGAAGAATTATCAGATAATTGGAATAAAAAACAAATCTTTAGAACTGAAACGGAAATGCGTATTTCTGTTTTAAATGATGCTGTACACCCAACACCTGGTTCAAAATATTGGCAATCAGTAAGAGAAATGTCAGCTCATTTTGACGCTTTAATGAATCTTTCATTTGATATAAGAAGAACTGAAGTTGAAAGACTTAGACTTGAAGAAAAAATGGAAATTGCTAAAGCAAGCAATAATAAACTTGATATAATGGAGTCTCAAATTGAATTAGATCAAAATGTTTATAATATGGCTTGCATGCAACAAGTAGCACATGATCGAGTTAGAGAAATTCAAACATGGTCTAAAATTAAAGCAGAATTAAACGATGGCTCATTTGATGATAAAGAAGTAAATACTCATCAGGTTGAAGCTCTTAGATTAGCATTACAAAATAGAGCATCTTCATTAAATGAATACTCTCCACCAGCAGAAATCATTAATGCTTTAGGTCCACTTCAAACAGCTGAAAGATTAACTAAAGACGGAAAATTATTAAATTTTCAAGAATCAAAATTACTATTAGAACAAGGACAATAATAAAATAATTAGTTATGTTTTTATATTCAAAAGAAAATGCTTTAACTTCCGAGTTATGTAAAGCCTTTATCCAAACTTTTGAAACATCAGATTTACAACAACCTGGTGTATTATATGGAGCTAATGGTCATTCTTCTTTAGATAGTAAAAAATCAACTGATATAACATTTCACCCTGGATTTCTACAACATGAAATCTGGGGTCCTTTATTATCGCAATTAATCCCTATAATAGAAAAAGGTCAATATGATTATATAGACAGACACCAGCTTGCTATGAGTGTATTAGATCCTTTTGAAATTAGTCCTTTATTTAATATGCAACGTTATAATCCTGAAGAAGGATTTTTAGGATGGCATTGCGAACGAGCATCTTCTAATTATAATAATAGATTGTTAGCTTGGATGGTATATTTAAATACAGTAACTGATAGAGGAGAAACAGAATTCTATTACCAACATCATTTTGAACCATCAGTAGAAGGTAAATTAGTTATTTGGCCTTCTGATTGGATGTATTTACATAGAGGTGTACCTTCATTAACTCAATCAAAATATGTTTTAACAGGCTGGTTTAATCAAATTGATAACTCTAAAAAATAAATTATGTTTCCATTAAAACCATACAACGATTTTACACCAACATCAAATTGGAATACTTTTTATTATTTTAAAAATGTATTTAATGATGAAATGATTAAAGAATTAGAGGATATGGTGTATTCTAATTATGAATTTAAAAAAGGGAGAACAGGAATAAAAGAATTAGGTAATGATACTGATTCTTATGAAACTAATAATAGAGATATTGCTTATATTAATCCTCAAGCTCATTCTCAGTGGTTATATGAATTATTATTTCCTTTAGCTTTAGAAGCTAATGAAACCGCATTTCATTTTGATATAGATATAGTTACAGATCCTATACACTATGTTATATACCCAGAAGATGGAGGTCATTTAGATTGGCATATGGATATAGGAGCTTATGGAGTTAATAAAAGAAAATTAGCTATGACTGTTCAATTATCTGACTCAGCTGATTATGATGGTGGAGACTTTGAAATATGGATGGGTGGTAAAAATGGATTTATAACTGTTCCTAGAGAAAAAGGTGATGTAATTGTATTTCCTGCGTTTTTAATGCATAGAGTAAAACCAATAACACGGGGTCAAAGAAAATGTTTAGTATTTTGGACTGGAGGAAGACCACTTAGATAAAAATAAATAAGTTATGGAATTTAAAGTATTTGAACAATTATGGTTCGCAACTCCAATTTGGGAATGCCCAGTTATTGATATTGATAATAAATCAATAAAAGAATATTGCTTAAAAGTAAGAAAAGAAAAACCTGGTGTTATTATATCTAATAGAGGAGGATGGCATAGTGATGAATTAATTACTCCTTTACCTCAATCTTTAGAAACTCTATTTAATGATTTAACAGAATTTGTAAATGATGTTGGATTTAGATATACAGGAATTAATGATTTACAATTAGGTAATTTTTGGATTAATATTAATAATCATCACGATTATAATTTAGCTCATGATCATCAAAATAGTATTTTATCTGGAGTTTATTATGTATCTGTTCCTAAAGATAATATGGGTGATTTAGTATTAGAAAGAGGAGATAATGCTGAATATTTTTTAATTGGAAACTTTAAAAAAGAAGAAACAATGGCTAATGCTTTAGCAGTAGTTAAACCACCTAAAGAATCTACATTTTATTTATTTCCAAGTTGGGTTAAACATCGAGTAGAAAGAAACGAAAGTAATGATGAACGAATTTCAATTGCCTTTAATTTTGTACCTACACCTAAATTATAAAATATGAATGATAAAGTAAAAATATTTCCTATATTTCCTACTCCTTTATATGTTACTACTTATGAAGGTGATACAACAAAAATAGTTAATTATTTTAATAGTTGTGAAATGAATGAACCTACAGATAGGTCTTACGGTATAGTATCTAAAAATAGTTATATTATAGATAATCCAATATGTAAACCATTAACTGATTTTTTTAAAAAATGTTTTGAAGATTTCGCAACTAATATAATGCGATATTCTTATAAAGAATTAGAATTTGCTCAATCCTGGATATCACATAAACATCCAGGACAATTTCATAAATCTCATACTCATCCTAATACTTTATTAGCTGGTGTATTTTATTATGACATTCAACCAGATGATGCTTCACTTTGTTTTTCAAAATATGTAGGATCTAGTAATCGTTCTTATCTTGAACCTTCATTACTTGATGATTATCAAAATCATTCATTTTCACAAGATGAAGTATATTTTTCTCCTAGACAAAATAATTTTATTATATTTCCATCTTATTTAAATCATGGTGTTCCTCCTAACAATACAAATAGAATACGAAAATCATTAGGTGTAAATGTTTTAACAAAAGGAACATTAGGTGATAAAGAAACAATATCAGAAATAAAATATAATCGTTATGTATAATAAAGAAATTTTAGAATTATTCCCAACCCCATTATATACAACTCAATTACCAGTAGAATTATCATCAATTATTTCGTTTTTAGATAAACAAAATATGGATAGTGATAGTGATGAAGCTAATTACGGTTGTAGATCTAAAAATAGTTATATTCTTAATACTCCTGAGTGCACAGATTTAAAAAAATTTATTTTAGGTTGTGTGCATGATTTTGCATCTACTTCTTTATTATATGAATATGAAGAATATAAATTTTCTCAATCTTGGATATCACACAAACACCCCGGACAACATCATACAACTCACAGTCACCCAAATAGTTTAATCTCTGGAGTATTTTATTATGGAGAACCAGATGAAAATATTCCTGCTATTAAATTTCATAAACCAGCAGGAGGAATAAATGCTTCTTATATTTCACCAAAAATAAAAAATGATAAAAGAGAATCAAAATTTGCTTGGGAAACATTTTCTGTTGAATTTGAACCTGGATTATTAGTATTATTTCCTTCTTATTTACTTCATTCTGTTCCTTTAAATACATCAGATAAAGTAAGATGTAGTTTAGCATTTAATGTAGTACCTACAATAGGATTAGGAAGAGAAGAAAATTTAACTGAATTATTATTTTAAAATGGAACAAGGATACATATATAAAACAAAATCTAAATCAATTGAAAAATATTTAGTTTGGCATATACAAGGTGGTTTAGGTAAAAACATAGCTGCAACTTCATTAATTAAAGATATAAAAAATACATATCCTGATAGAAAACTTATTATGGTTGTTTCTTATCCTGAAATATTTTTAAATAACTTATATGTTGATAGAGTATACCAAATAGGACAAACTCCTTATTTTTATCAAGATTATATTGAAGATAAAGATGTATTAGTTTTTATGCATGAACCCTATAACCAAACTGGTCACATAACTAAAAATAAACATTTAATTGAAAATTGGTGTGACTTATTAAACATAAAATATACTAACCAGCAGCCAGAAATATTTGTAAATTATATTCAAAAAATGACTGTTGGGTTATGGGCAAGACAAAAACCTATAATGGTATTACAAACTACAGGAGGCCCAGCACATCAACAATACTCATATTCTTGGGCGAGAGATATGCCTATAGAAATTGCTCAAGCTATAGTTGATAAATATAAAGACGAATATCATATTATGCAAGTAACTAGAGAAGATGGTTATGTTTTAGAAAATGTTGAACGAGTAGATAAACCTATGTCTAATATGGAATTATTTGCTTTATTAGTAGAATCTAAAAAACGTGTTTTAATAGATTCATCATTACAACATGCCGCAGCTTCATTTAAACTTCCTTCTACAGTATTATGGATAGGAACATCTCCAACTGTTTTTGGATATGAAATTCATAAAAACATTACAGCTAATCTTACTAAACGAGCTAATCAACTTATAGGATCTTATTTATTTAACTATCAATTTGAAAACAATGCTCATGAATGTCCATATATTAATGTTCAAGATATATTTGATTTGCAAGTTATATTTAATAATATTTAATTTTGTAATATTTATATAATGTAATATATAATAAATTATGGCTACATTACAAAGCACAACTGTATCTACTCGTCTTAATCTTTCTCCAACTACAATTTGTAATTGTGCAAATGGATATGTAGGAATAAGTAGTACATGTGATCGATTAACTTATTCTTTAACTGCTTATGCTTGGGCATCATCTGGAGCGATGATTTGTGCTCGAATAAATCTTGCTAGTGCAGGAACTCAAAATTCTGCTTTAGTATTTGGTGGAGCAGCACCAGCAGCAGCATCAGCATTTACTGAAGCATATAATGGTACTTCTTGGTCATCAGCTACTGGTTTAATTACAGCTAGAAGAGGTTTAGCAGGAGCAGGTACTCAAAATGCTGCTTTATCAATAGGTGGAAGTACAGCTACCTCACCCACGGTTACCACTGTAACTTGTGTACAAGCTTATAATGGTACTTCTTGGTCAGCGTGTACTGGTTTAACTACAGCTAGATTTTGTTTAGGTGGAAATGGTACTACAAATGCTGCTTTAGCAGTAGGAGGAGGTACTCCAACTTCATTAGCGTGTGTTGAATCTTTTAATGGTAGTACTTGGTCAGTAAATACACCAACACCAACACTTCAAGGATCAAATAGTACTAATGGTATAACTACTGTTGGTACCCAAAACTCAGCATTAGCATTTGGTGGCTTCCCAGGAAACATACTTGTTTCTTTTACTTATAATGGTAATGGATGGTCAACTGGTGCTTGTTTAATATACGTAAGAACTGGTTCATCTGGTGCTGGCACTGCAACTTCAGCTTTATCATTTGGAGGTACCTGTTTAATTCCTTTAAGTTGCACAGAAATATATGCAGGAAATGTATGGTCTATAACAACTCCTTTAATTACAGCACGCAGTTGTGCAACCGGAGCAGGTACTCAAACATCAGCATTATTTGCTGGTTCTCCTACTACAACAGAAAAATTTTCAGCTACAGGTGGTTGTTCTAGTTTAACTACTCCTTTTAGCAAACCTCTTCCTTAATATAAAAATAAAAATATGGCAACATTACAAAGTACTTCAATAACTGGATCTATTTGTATACTTAATACTCCTAACTCAAGCTCAGCTGGTAATTTATGGTTTGATAGTAATTCAAATACATTAAGATTATCTTATTGTTATGTTGGAGGAATACCAACAGGAGGCAAAGCTTTAAATGTAGCACGGCAAGGTTTAGCAGGAGCGGGTACACAAGCCGCACCTATAGTTTTTGGTGGAACTAGTGGACCTGTCTTATCATGTACTGAAGTTTATAGTTGTAATGTTTGGTCAGCTGCATGTGCTTTAAATTTTTCTCGAAGTTATTTAGCCGGTACAGGTACTCAAAACGCTGCTTTAGCTATAGGTGGTTTTATTGCTGGAGCAGTAGCATGTACTGAGGCTTATAATGGTTCTGGTTGGGCAGTAGGTGGAGCTTTAATTACCGCTAGATGTGCTTTAGCAGCATCTGGTACTTCAAATGACGCTTTATCAATAGGTGGTTTTGTAACACCAGCTACTATAGTTAATTGTGTTCAAGCATATAACGGATCTTCTTGGTCAACTAAAACAGGTACAACCACTAGTCGTTCAGGTTTAGCGGCAGGAGGTACTACATCATCTACTTATGCTATAGGAGGTAATATTCCTCCTGGCGCTGTTTGTACTGGAGCTGTAGAATCATATAATGGTACTTCTTGGTCAGCAATTAGTGGATTAATTACAATACGTAGTTTTCTTGCAGCCTCTGTAAGTTCAGGTTTTGGTTTAGCTTTTGGAGGAAATAGTGCAGCCGTTAATGGTATGTGTGTAGAATGCTATAATGGTAGTACTTGGTCATCATATGCCCGTTTAATTACAGGTCGTGTAGCATTAGCAGGAGCAGGAACTAACTCAGCAGCAATATCTATGGCTGGATCAAATCCAGGTAATACGACATGTACTGAATGTTATAACACCTACAACGAAATATTTGTTTGTACTATACCTTAATATAAAATAAAAATATGGCTAATTTAGTAAATACAACAATAACTGGACGTTTGGGTTTACCTACAACATCACAATCAGGTTCTGTTAATAATTTATGGTTTGTTAACAATAAATTAAATTATAGTTATACAAATAATGTATTTGCAACTTCCGGAGCTTTAATCACAGCTCGATGTGGTTTAGGAGGAGTAGGTACTCAAAATGATTCTTTAGCTTTTGGGGGACTTCCTCCTGCTCCTGCGGGAGTACTTACATGCACTGAAGCATATAATGGTAGTACTTGGTCAACTAGAACAGGTTTAATTACAGCTAGATGGGCTTTAGCAAACTCAGGTACATCAAACTCAGCTGTAGCAATAGGAGGAAGTACATCACCAAGTACTTTATCATTTTTTGGCACAAGTGCTACAGAAACATATAATGGTAGTACTTGGTCAACATGTACAGGTTTAATCACTGCTAGACAACGTTTAAGTGGAAATGGTATTTCAACAGCAGCAATAGCTATAGGTGGAGTAATAGCAGCCCCAGGGGCCAATAGTTCAACATGCACTGAAATTTTTAATGGAAGTACTTGGTCAACAAGTACTGCCCTTCCTGTAATACTAGCAAGTTTAGCTTCTGTAGGTACTCAAAACGCAACATTAATTTTTGGTGGTACTACATCTACTCCATCTAGCCCCACTTCAACTTCTTTTTTAGCAACTACATTTAACGGAACAACATGGACACAAGCATCAGGTTTAAAAAATGCTAGATGTCATTTAGCTGGTTCTGGTACTTCAACAACAGCGTTAGCTTTTGGAGGAAATGGTGGTGGACTGTCAGAAAATTATAACGGAGGTGTATGGTTTGCAGGTGGTTCTTTAATATCAATACGATGTAGTTTAGCTGGTTCTGGTACTTCAACAACAGCGTTAGCTTTTGGAGGAGGTACTGGAGGTGGAACAACATGTACAGAAAGAGCAACACAAGGAACAGCTGTTTGTACTTTTTCAGGTTCAATAGTTGCACCTCCTTATCCTTACTAATTTACATTTGGAATTTTAAAATAAAGTTATTATATTTATTAGTAAATACAATTAAGTTATGACCCAAAATGATAAAATAACAGTTATCATCCATACAGAGAATGAAACTAAGTTATTAAATTTATTAGATAAACTACATCAACATCCTTTAAAATCTCAAATCCAAACTTTACAAGTTAATTGTAAAGGTTATATACCTTGGAATAATCCTATTATACTAAATAAACTAACAACACTTGCTAGTTTTAATTATAGTATTCACCCAACAACAAGTTCCCAAGTTCATTCAATTGTAGAACTCATATCTAAAACTAAAACTGAATATAGTTTAATTATAGATGAGTCTAATACACACTTTGACTTTAAAAGTTGGGATACACTGAATAATACCTATTTATTAGCAAAAACTATTGATTTGCTACGCCGTAATCAAGATATTAACTATCAACATATAACATGGTTTATAGCGGATTTAATTAGTCAAAAAACAAAACATATTTTTAATTTTGATAAAACATCTGACTCAGAACGATATTTTAAAAAAATTGACCATCCATTATTTTATAAACGAATTATTTATGTAGATGGTGGATTAGGCGATCATGTAATGGCCTACCCATTATTAGAAAAAATAGGTAAAGATTGTTACATATCTTGTATATATCCATTTTCTTTAGAACATATTGAATGTAAAGGATTTGTATCTTGGACAGATGAATTATTTGGTGGATATAAACGATTTGTTTACACTTACGGTTCAGCAAATAACTCTCCTACAATTATAGATGCATTTTTTGAAATGTATGGAGAAAAACGAGAAATAAATGATTTATTAAGATATACTGGTCCTAAAACTAAATTTAACAACACAGGCAAACCATTAGCTTTAGTAAGTACAACAGCAGCTAAAATCCAAAATCAAGACTCAAATAAAGACTGGGTTGATGTTAGATGGTTTAGATTAATATTTGAATTAAAAAAACAAGGATATCAAGTCATACAAGTAGGTTCTCATAAAGACGATCAAATTCCTCTTTCACAAGCACCCTCTGGTGTAGATGGTAAATTTTTAGATAAATCTATTTCTGAATTAGCAGGATTAATTGACGAAGCTAAATTATGGATAAGTGTAGATACATTTGTTCATCACTTTGCAGCTTCTGTAAATCCAAAAGCAGGAATTTGTTTAACTCCATTTTATAATGATCACGCTAAACATCCTGGAGTAAAATATATTGAAAAAGATTGTAGTAAAAACTACTACGATAGGAGATGGTGGTTAGACTTACAACAACCAGAAAGAAAAGAATGTATGAATCTAATTAAATTAGATGATGTATTAAATGTTATTAAAAGTAAATTAAAATAATGAAGCCAATATCACTAATAATACCTATCTATAATAATGTTGATATGACATTAGAGTACTTAGATATGACATTAAGTACAGCTAAATCTGTAAACCAAATTGTATTTTATTCTAATGGTACTACAGATGAAGGTAATAAAAAATTAAAACAATATGCTGATTCTCATCCATTAGTTGAATTACATATTCGTAAAGAAGGTATAGGATTTGCAAAAGCAGTAAACGAAGGTTTTAAATTATGTAAAAACGAATACATAATGTGTATGAATAGTGATGTTCATTTAGGTCAAGGATGGGAAGAACGTTTACAAGTATTATGTGATAAAGAAGAAAATGGAGTAATAGGCCCGGTTATGGCTGATGACTTTATTTTAGGGTGTTGTTTTATAACTAGAAAATCTGTTTTAAATAAAGTAGGTTTATTAAATGAAGGATTTGGTTTAGGATATGAAGAAGATGTTGAATTTTCTTATAGAGTTAAAAACAACGGATATAGCTTAGGTTATGATTTTTATAAAGATGATTTTGGAAAAAATATAGCTACTGGTTTCCCTATAAGACACCATCAAGGTGTTTCATACCAAGATTTTAAATCAGAAGATTTAAATAAATTAATAACTTTTAATAAACAAAAACATAATAAATTTTTACAAGCTTCAAATGTTGTTGTTTTAAAAGATTTACCATATGATAAAGTCAAAAAAACAGTACAAGGAAACGAAGTATATGTAGTTGTAAATAAATCAGGAGATGAATTTGAAAAAATAAGATTTGATAAAGATATTGTAGCTAAAGCTCATATATTTGAATGCACTCCAGAAATGAATATAGATATTATTATCAATTCAGTAACTAAAGGAAAAATAATTAATAGTAAAACAACTAAATTAACTTGGTTAGCTAAATATGATGATTATGCTTCAATGGGAATTTTATCTCAACGTTTATTAGAACAACTAAATGATACTGTAGATTTATCTTGTGAAGCTATAATTGGAGAAACAGAAACTAAAAATCCATTAATTCATGCTTTATTAGATAAACCATTAAATACTGATTTAGGTATTATGTTCTCTTATCCTGATATGGTACGATATTTAGATAATTTTAAAACTAAAGTAATTTATACTGGAGTTGATACAACAGGTGAAGCTGGTCAATTTGTAGCTAACGGAAATACAGCAGATTTTTTCTTAACACCTTCTAATATATCAAAAAATAGAATAAAAAACTTTGGTATTAAAAAACCTATATTTGTATTACCTCATGGAATTGATCCTGAAATATTTAAATATACACCTAGAATTAAAGGAGATAAATTTAAATTTTTATATGTTGGAGAATGTTCAGATAGAAAAGGTATATTTCATACTTTAAACGCTTTTATTGATTTATTTGGTAATAGTGATAGTGTAGAATTACATATTAAATCAAATGATGCTATGTTGTTTTATAATAGTCAAGAAGTAAAAGATATTATAAAAGACTATACTAATATATTTTGGCATATAAGTGATGAAGGACATGATAGAGTAATTGAATTATATAAAGAATGTCATGCTTATGTTTATCCATCTAGAGGTGATTCGTTTGGAATGACTTTATTAGAAGCAATAGCTTGTGGATTACCAACAATAGCAACCTCAGAACCAGGAGCAACAGAATTAATTAAAGGTAGATACTATAATGTTTCTTCTAAATCAGTACCTGTTAAAAATCATCCTTGGTTTAAAGGAGAATGGGGTGAACCAAATCTTAAGGATTTAATAAAACATATGAAATATGTTTATGACCATTATGATTTAATTATTGAAAGTAAAGAGCTAAAAGAAAACTCAGACTATGTTAGAGAAAATTATTCTTGGGAAAAAATAGCTAATATGTTTGAAAATGACATTTTACCTAAATTAACAAAACCAACTAAAGTACTTACTTTATTAACATCGTATAATAGATCACATCATATTAAAAATGTTATTAATTCATTAAAAGATATTCAAGAACCTGGATTAATAAATGATATTTATATAGTTGAAAACTCAAACCAAGAAAATAAAGAAGAAACACTAAAAATCATTAAAGAAAACATTAATGATAGGTTTACATTACATAACTCAGAATTTAATATGGGTCAAAGAGCATCTATGCTTCAAATGTTTGATGATATGAATATTGATGATTATGACTTTATTCAATTCACAGATCAAGATAATTTATTTAATGAACCAATAAGTACATACTGTAATATATTAAATACTTATCCTGATAGATATATTGCTACAGGTTATATGAGTAAAGAACATGGTGAATTAGGCTGGGTAGAAACTCAATTTGGTAATCTATGTGAAAAAAGAGCATGTAGAGCTGGACATATGGTTATGCGAGTTAAAGATATTAAAAACATGATGCCAATCCATTTAGATAGAATGCATAATGATTCATATGTAAATTCATCTTGGAATGCTGGTTTAGATTGGGAATTAACATATTGGAATCCTAAATCACCAGGTAAATTAGGAAAAGGAAATTTTGTATTATGTGTTCCTGGAGGTGTATTACATAAAGGTACAGACAGTACAATGTATGATTGGCCTGTAGAAGAAAATGAATATAGATTAGAAGAGTTAATAGAATTAAGAAAAAATAAAATTTAACTTGGATCTTTAAAATATCTTCGTATATTTATATATATAAACTTAACCCATAAACCCCATTAAAAAATTATGTCATCATTTTTAATTTTTATTGTAATTGCATTACTAACAGCAATTATTATTGTATCTGTAATTGTAGGAAAAGAAGATACATCTACAGACACTAAACCAAATTCTTTATTCCCAGTTGAAGATTATCCTCATTTTGAAGATGCTCCAGTAGCGGTAGAAAAACCGTTTAACGAAACTGAAAAACCAGCGAAAAAGAAAAAATATTACTACAGTAATAAAACAAAATCAACTAAAAAACCAAAACAAGTTAAAGCTGATCAATAATGGCTTATCCATATCAATTAGATTTATTTGAGGATGATTCTAAAATAACATTTATTATACCATCAGTAAATCGTCCAACTTTAGTTAATTCTATAAATTCTTTATTAAACCAAACCAACCCAAACTGGAATTGTATTATTGTATATGATGGAGTTAAAGGAGCTCAATTTGATGACAAAAGAATAAAAACTATTAATATAGAAAAAACCGGATTATTTGGTCCTATTAATGGCCAATCAGGCTTAGTTAGAAATATAGGTATAAAAGAAGCTAATACTAAATGGATTGGATTTTTAGATGATGATGATAATCTTCATCCTGACTATATAAAAGATTTATTTGAAAAATATAATGATTATGATTTTGTTGTATGGAGAATGAGATATGAAAATGATCTTATATTACCTAAACTAACATCAAATGAATTAATTAGAGGTCAAGTTGGTATTTCTTTTTGTTATAAAAATAAATTTAATAATTTATTATTTGATAGTAATAAAGATGGTGAGGATTTTGACTTTTTATTAAAATTAAAAAATTTAACTACAAATTATATTATAACTCCTGAAGTATATTATAATGTAGGTAATACAACTAATATACCTCAATATGCCTTATAGTTATTCGATTTATAAAACTGATGTTAAAGAACATTTTAGTAAACATATTCCTAATAATACTAAAATATTAGATGTAGGGCCAGGTGCTGGTACATACTCTGATTTATTACGTGACTTAGGATATAAAATAGATTGTTTAGAAATTTTTGAACCTTATATTCATCAATTTGATTTAAATTTTAAATATGAAAATGTAATTATAGGGGATATTACTAATTTTGATTTTACTCTATATGATTATATTATTATGGGAGATGTTTTAGAACATTTAACTACAGAAGATGCAAAAATATTTATAGATAAAGTTAATTTAACTAATAAAAAATGTTTAGTTGCTGTACCTTATAATTATGAACAAGGAGAACATTTTGGAAATATATATGAAACTCATTTACAACCAGATTTAACTCCTATAAATGTTTTAGAAAGATATCCATCATTAAAATTAATATTTGGAAACGAATTATATGGTTATTATATTAATTATGATTTAAATACAACAAATGGCTCATATTAAATTAACATTACAAGAAATTTATAAACTTGATTCAGAACTTAACGGTTTTGTAAATCCATCAACCGGTGAAATTTTATCACTTGGTTTATTAAATGAAAAATTAAGTTTACCTACTAAATACTGGTTAACAGATTTAGTTAAAACAACATCATCTGAAAAATTTATTATTGACCAATTAAAAGAAGATTTAATTACAAAATACGGTACTAAAGATAAAGATAATATTTTTGAAATTGAGGTATGGACTGATGAAACTAAAACAGATTTTAATCCATCATATATACAATATCAACAAGAATTTAGTGCTTTATTACAAGAAGAAAAAGAACTTGAGTACCATGAATTTAAATTAGATGAGTTTAAAAATATTGAAACATCCGATAACTATATTATATTTTATAAATTAATCCAAGTAGACTAATTATATATTATATACTGTAGTAAACCGTCTATATAGGCGGTTTTTTCTCTTTTTATTATATTTATAATAAAACTATCAAATGGCATTAACTTTAGATAAATCTGGTATATCAACCGGGACAACAGTACAAGCATCTCAAATAACTCAATCTATTGATGCTTTAACAGGTGTTGTAGCTTATGATATAACAATAAGTGGCTCATTAACTATCACAGGTTCATTAAATGCTACTTCTTCTTATGCTACACAAGCTTTAAGTTCATCTTACGCTACATCAGCGTCATTTGCAGCAACACCAACTGTATCAGGTTTAAGTGGTAATTCAGGTATTTCTGGTATTTCAGGTTTATCAGGTCGTTCAGGAATTTCAGGTATAGGTTTAATTTGGGAAGGTACTTGGAGTAGTGTTACAAATTATCAAATTAATGATATTGTTTCATCAGGTGGTAATTCTTACATAGCTATAGCTAATAACTCAGATTCACCACCATCTGAATCACCAGGAGCATGGTCATTAATAGCTGAAGCAGGTGAGTCAGGAATATCAGGCCGCTCAGGTTTATCAGGTATTTCAGGCATATCAGGCATTTCAGGTTTATCAGGCATAGGTTTAATTTGGGAAGGTACTTGGAACAGTAGTACAAATTATCAAATTAATGATATTGTTTCATCCGGTGGTAATTCTTACATAGCTATAGCTAATAACTCAGATTCACCACCATCTGAATCACCAGGAGCGTGGTCATTAGTAGCCGGTTCCGGTTTATCAGGTCGATCAGGTTTATCAGGAATATCAGGACTTTCAGGCTTATCAGGCACATCAGGCAATTCAGGTTTATCAGGTACATCAGGTATATCAGGAATTTCAGGCTTGTCAGGTCGTTCAGGTATTTCAGGTATAGGATTAATTTGGAAAGGTACTTGGAGTTCAGGAGGTGATGGAGGTGATCCTTACGCTATTAATAGTGTAGTTTCTTATTTAGGAAGCTCTTATATAGCTATATTAGCATCATTAGGAGCAGGAGAATCACCTACAAACGCTACATATTGGAGTTTAGTAGCCTCTTCAGGTATTTCAGGTTTAAGTGGACAACCAGGATCAGGAGGAAGTGGAATTAGCGAATCAGGTTTATCAGGACTTTCAGGCTTATCAGGTCAATTAGGAATATCAGGTTTATCAGGTACATCAGGTATATCAGGAATTTCAGGCTTATCAGGTCGTTCAGGAATTTCAGGTATAGGTTTAATATGGCAAGGTACTTGGACTTCAGGTGGTTTAGGTGGAGATCCATACCCAGTGAATAGTGTAGTTTCTTATTTAGGAAGTACTTATATAGCTATATTAGCATCACTAGGAGCAGGACAATCACCTACAAATGGAACATATTGGGATTTAGTAGCCTCTTCAGGTTTATCAGGAATTTCAGGTCAATCAGGAATTTCAGGCCAATCAGGAATATCAGGTACATCAGGTACATCAGGACTTTCAGGTCGCTCAGGTATTTCAGGTATTGGTTTAATATGGCAAGGTGCTTATAATACAAATGGTAAAGGAGGAGATCCATATAGTGTTAATGATGTAGTTTCATATAATGGAAGTACATATATAGCTATATTATCTTCATTAAATATAGTTCCTACAAATGCTACATATTGGAGTTTAGTAGCCTCTTCAGGTTTATCAGGAATTTCAGGTCAATCAGGAATTTCAGGCCAATCAGGAATATCAGGCCGTTCAGGTCTTTCAGGTATAGGTTTAATTTGGATCTCAGGAGGATGGGATTTTGAATTAACTTATTCTATTAATGATTTAGTTGAGTATAACGGAAGTTCTTATATATCAATTCAAAATAATAATTCAAATCAAACACCTTCATCATCCCCATCTTATTGGGCATTAATAGCAGCATCAGGCATCTCAGGTCGTTCAGGTTTATCCGGTACATCAGGTATATCAGGTTTATCAACACTTGTAAGTTGTAGTTTAGCAATAAGTGGTTCAACAACTGCTCAAAGAGCAATTATAGCTACATTTTCAGCTGTAGGTGGTGGTGCATTATCACAACCTCAACAATTAATACATTGGTGGACTAGTGCTACACAAACTGGATCAGCAGCACTCGCGGCAGGTTCTGTTACTTATTTAGTAGTTTCAGGTAGTAATATTGTAGTTAATACAACAGGTTCAATTAATCATGCTGTAACAGATTCAAATAGTAAATTTGCTATACGATTAACTAATACACTAGAAAACACTACCCCTACTATTTGGTTTAACACTGAAATACAAGGTACAATATATTCAATAAGTACAACATTAAATAATGGATCAGTAGCATAATTAAAATAATATAAAAGTCATGAAAACAGAAAAATTAACAGAATCTGAAGTCTTATCAGTAAAAGAAATTCAAAAATTAAGAGCTGAAATAATTGAAAAATACGGATTAATCGAAATGTCAATCCAAGATTTAGAATTACAAAAGCAAGAAGTAACTGAAGAACTTAAAGAAATTAAAACAACAGAATTAAAATTAAGTAAAGAACTTCAATCAAAATATGGTGTAGGAACCATTAATATAGATAGCGGAGAATTCATCGGAAACGAATGATTTTAAGACCCTTTAATATATTTATAATAAACATTAAACTTATTAACAAATAACATGGCAGAAACATTAATTTCCCCTGGTGTATTAGCAAGAGAAAACGATTCATCGTTTATCAGACAACAACCAGTTAACGTAGGTGCAGCAATCATAGGTCCTACAGTTTTAGGTCCCGTTGAAATTCCAACTGTTGTTACTTCATACAGTGCGTTTGTAAACAAATTTGGCGCAGGCTTCCAAAGTGGTAGTGATAATTATTCATTCTTTACTTCAATTGCAGCTTATAACTATTTTAATAATGGTGGAACATCATTGTTAGTAGCTAGAGTAGTAAGTGCAAGTAATACTTGGACACCAGCAACTAGTACAGCTATTCCAAATTATAATACATCTTCATCAATAACCTTAAAAACATTATCTGAAGGTATTATTATGAACAGTTCTTCATCATTAGATGCAAGTGGTTCATTACTTTCAGGATCAGCTGATAATATTAGATATCAAATTTTAAATTCTGATACAGCGTCTGGAACATTTAGTTTATTAATTCGTCAAGGTAATGATAATACAAACAATCCAATTGTATTAGAAACTTGGACTGGATTATCATTAGATCCATTTGCACCTAATTATGTAGCTAGAGTAATTGGAGATCAAGATCAAAATTATAATGTTACTAACAACCAAATTGAAGTATCTGGTTCTTACTTTAACCAATCACGTTATGTAAGAGTTTCATCAGTTAATACTCCAACTCCATATTATTTTGATAATACAGGAGTAGCTAAAGATCAATACACAGGATCAATTCCAATTAACTCAAGTGGTTCATTTACAGGTGGTGTTGGTACAGTAGCAGATGGTGCTAATTTTTATGAAAAAATTAACGCTTCAAATACTCAAGGTTTAACAGGTTCAGATTATAATAACATGATCAGCTTGTTATCAAATCAAGACGAATATAAATTTAACATCTTATTTGCTCCAGGATTATATAACTCAGGATACACATCACAGTGTACAAACATGATTAATAATACTCAAACAAGAGGTGATAGTTTATTTGTATTAGATTTAGTACCTTACAATACAGCTATTCCAACAGTAACAACACAAGCTAATTCAAGAAATACTTCATACGCTGCTTCATATTGGCCTTGGGTTCAAATGATCGATCCTGCAACAGGAAAGAATGTTTGGGTTCCAGCATCAACAGTAATGGCAGGTGTGTTTGCATTTAATGATACCGTAGCTGAGCCTTGGTTTGCACCAGCTGGTATTAACAGAGGTGGATTACAAGTAATTAGAGCAGAACAAAAATTACCTCAATCTTCTAGAGATACTTTATATTCAAACAAAGTAAATCCTATTGCTACATTCCCTGGAACAGGTACAGTAGTATATGGTCAGAAAACATTACAAACTCAAGCATCAGCTTTAGATAGAGTAAATGTTAGAAGATTATTAATTGCTCTTAAGAACTACATTTCACAAGTTGCTAATACATTAGTATTTGAACAAAATACAATTGCAACAAGAAATGCATTCTTATCACAAGTAAATCCATACTTAGAATCAGTTCAACAAAAACAAGGTTTATACGCGTTTAGAGTAATTATGAATGAAACAAATAATACAGCAGACGTAATCGATAGAAATGAGTTAATCGGACAAATTTATATCCAACCTACAAGAACAGCTGAATTTATTTACTTAGATTTCAACATCTTACCTACAGGAGCAACATTCCCAGCGTAAGGATTAAATTAAATAATATTTATAATAAAGAATAAATAAACAAAACATGGCAGTATTAGATCCAAACGAAATATTTTTCACAGCGTTCGAACCGAAACAACAGAACCGTTTCATTTTATACATGGATGGAATTCCAGCGTATATTATTAAAGGAGTAAACGCAGTGACATTAACACAAGACACAGTTACTTTAAACCACATTAACGTTCAACGTTTTGTAAAAGGTAAAAGTAAATGGGGTACTATCCAAATGACATTATTTGACCCAATTACTCCTTCAGGAGCTCAGGCAGTAATGGAATGGGTACGTTTACATCACGAATCAGTAACTGGTAGAGATGGTTATAGTGATTTCTATAAGAAAGACTTAACATTAGACGTATTAGGACCAGTAGGTGATATCGTTTCAGAATGGATCATTAAAGGTGCTTTAATTACAGATGCAAATTTTGGTGATTACAATTGGGATACAGAGTCAACAGCTCAAAATATCACATTAACAGTACAACCAGATTATTGTATTTTAAATTTCTAAAAACCCCTCCCCCGAAATACAGGATTAAGATGGCTCGCCTTTTGGCGAGCTTCTTTTTTTCTCATATATTTATATATATAAACATAGTTATAAACAAATCAAATTTATGGAAGAAAACAAATACAAGTTCCCAACAGAAATAGTGGAACTACCATCAAAAGGCTTGCTATATTCTGAAGATAACCCGTTATCAAGCGGTAAAATCGAAATGAAATATATGACGGCGAAAGAAGAAGACATCCTAACTAACCAGAATTACATCAGACAAGGTACAGTTATTGACAAACTTTTACAATCTATGATTGTAAGTAAAATCAATTATGATGATTTATTAGTAGCTGATAAAGATGCTATTATGGTTTCAGCACGTATTTTAGGATATGGTAAAGATTATGTATTTACTTATAATGGTGAAGAAGTAACTGTAGATTTAACTACAATGAAAGAAAAATTGTTAGATGAATCTTTAGTTAAAACATCTAGAGTTAATGAATTTCACTTTACATTACCTCATTCAGGAAATGAAATTTCATTTAGATTACTTACTCATGGTGATGATAAAAAAATTGAACAAGAATTAGATGGTTTAAAGAAAATTGATCCTAAAGGTAACCCTGAATTATCAACTAGACTTAAACACATGATTCTATCAGTTAATGGTAATAGAGAGAAAAAAGATATTCGTGAATTTGTAGATAATGCATTTTTAGCTAGAGATTCTAGAGCATTTAGAGAATATGTTTCTAAATTAGCACCAGGTGTTGAATTAAAATTTAACTATGTTAGTGACGGTAACGTAGAGGAGGGCGTGACCTTACCAATAGGTCTTAACTTTTTTTGGCCTGACTCGGGAATATAGAAATAGTGTATTTTCTCAAATACATGAAATTATATTTCATGGTAATGGTGGTTATGACTGGTATACAGTATATAATATGCCAATTTGGTTAAGAAAATTTACATTTAATAAAATTAAAGAATGGTACGATAAACAACAATCGTCCGATCAAGATGATGTTGTAGAACAATCTATTAAAACTTTAAAATCAGCACAAACCGTAGCACCTATTAAACCACCAACATATATTACAAAGGCATCTAAAAAATAGGTGCCTTTAATATTTATTACATATAATACTATATGGCTAAAACTTTTGCAGACGTAGAAAAACAAATCAGAGACCTAGAGACTAAAATTCGCAAACTAGGTGGGCAAGGTTTTCCTGATTTAGATAAAGCTATTCTATCAATGAGTGGTAATTTAAAACAAGCTGAGGCTTTTGCTAGTCTTTTAGTTAATGAAGTTAGAGATTTAGAAAATGTATTTGAAAATATTTCTGATACTTTAAAAAATGTTATTGCTGATTTAGATAAATCTACTAAAACTACTACTCTTATGAATAGAAGTTTTAATAAATTAGAAAGTATCGCTTCTAAATTACTTACACATAGAAAAGATGAAGAAATATTAACTATTAAACAATTAACTAGTTTAGCTAAAAAAGCTCAATTAGAAGTAGATAGTTTAAGAAGAAGTAAAGAAAAAGCAGATAAAGAATTATTAACTTTAAATAAATCTTCTAAATATTATGAAACTCTTTCTAATTATAATAAAGAAATTACTGATGCTTTAGCTGATCAAGAATCTTATCTTTATAGAATAATAACACATAGTGCACAAGAAGTTAAAAATGAAAAAATAATACAACACACTCTTGGTTTAACTGGACAAATATTTAAAGGTATTGAAGGTTCATTAAAACATATTGGTGTTGAAAGTGAAGCTATTAAAGAGATTAGCAAAAATATGCGTACAGCTGCTAAATCTGGAAGTCAATTAGCAGTTGGTATAGCGGCAATTGAAGGTACATTTAAAGCAGCTAAAGAAGGTCTTAAAGATCCAGTTGTATATATGGGACTTTTAGTTAAAGGTTTTAAAACATTATATCATATTGGAGCAGAATTTAGTAAAGAAACATATGAAATAGCTAAAAATCAATTAGTTACTTCAAAAGAAGCTCATCATTCTGCTGAAGAAATTAAACATCTTGCTTTAAATTCAAAAGAAGCATTAGGTTATCAAAAGAATTTTGTAGAAGCTACTAATGCTTTAAATGATAGTTTTGGTACATCTGCTGATTTTACAGGTAAAACATTAGAAGATTTTACTAATTTAACTAAAAAATTAGGATTAACTAATGATGAAGCTGCTGCTTTTACTAGATTTTCTCAAATTACCGGTAAAACTCAAGAACAAATTGTTAACTCTATAGGTAAACAAAATAAAGGAGTAATATCTAATAGAAAAGTATTAACTGAAGTAGCTAAAGTAAATGGTCAATTATATGCCCAATATAAAGGCAGTCCTGATTTAATAGGAAAAGCAGTTATACAAACTCAAAAATTAGGTATAACGTTACAACAAGCGCAAGGTATAGCTAAAGGTTTACTTAATTTTGAATCATCAATATCAGCTGAATTAGAAGCTGAATTATTAACTGGTAAACAATTAAATCTTGAACAAGCTAGATATTTAGCATTACAAGGTGACTCTGCAGGAGCTGCTCAAGAAGTATTAAGACAAGTAGGTAGTTTAGCTGAATTCCAACGTTTAAATGTTATCCAACAAGAAGCACTTGCAAAAGCTGCAGGTATGGAAACAGATGAATTAGCAAATTCACTAATTAAACAAGAGCAATTAAAGCATATATTAGGTGATCAAACTTCAATATATCAAAAACAAATAAAAGAATTAAGAGATAAAGGAAAAATTGAACAAGCTGATGAGCTTGAAAAACAAATATTACAAGGTAAAACACTTGAAGTAGCTAAATTAAACTTAGACGCACAAACAAGAATATCAGCAGCTGGTGAAAAAATGAAAGATTCATTAAATTCTGTTATTGCTGGACCTTTAGGTACTATGGTAGAAATGGTAGCGAGTTTATTTGAAAAATTTGCTACATCAAGTTTTGGTAAATATGCATTAGCTGCTTTTGGAGCGGCCGGAGCAATAGCTGTAGGTGTAGGTGCTATCATAGCGTTAGGTAATACAATAAGAAATTTATTTCTTGGTAAACGAGGAGATTCAATTGCTAGACCTACTTATGTTCAAGAAGTAGGTCCTGGATCATCTCAATTTGCCGGAGGAAGTTTTTCAATGGGGAAAAAAATATTAAAAACACGTGGTGGACTTGGTAGATTTGCAAAAGGTGGAGCGGGAGCTTTAGCAGGTATGGGAATAGACGCATTATCAGGATACGCAGAAGATTCAGGTAATAAAGGATTAGCTACAGGTTTAAATATAGGAGGAGCAGCGTTAACTGGTGCTAGTATAGGTTCAATGATTGCTCCTGGTATAGGAACAGCAATTGGAGCTGCATTAGGCGCGGGATATGGATTATATGAATCTATGCAACCTAAAGGACCAGAATATGCAAACGGTGGTATTGTAATGAAAAAAACAACAAGAGCTACAGTAGGTGAAAAAGGTCCTGAAGCTATTATACCTTTAGATAAATTTTACGCTAAACTTGATGATTTAATAACAGCAACAAGAGAAGGTGGAAACGTAATTATGAGTTCTACAGCAATAGGTCATGTTGGAGCTATGAATACATTTTCAGTATAATTAAATAATATTAATATTTATAATAAACTTAAAACATAAAACAATGGGATTATTAGACAAACTTAAAATCGGAGGATCTGGATTTAGTAAATACGGAGTAGATACACCACCAGTAAATCCAGGAGCTACAAAACAATCAAAATTACATGCTTTTGGTAACTTACCAGGATATTCAATGGATGGTGCTTATAGATCAGAAGTAACAAACGCTTATGTTTCTTATGATGATGGATATAACAATGCATTACCTCAACCTTCACAACTAGATCTTAATAGTAGTGCTGCGTCTTTGAAATATAACGAAGCTAGACCAGAATAATGGCATTATTAAATATCCTTACTAACCCTAAAAATTTTAAATTTTATGGTGGTGCAGGGTATCCTACACCTTCTGGAAATGTTATAGGTGGCGTAAATGGCACTGATCCACTTTTAACTCTTAAGTATGGTAAAGATACACCAGGCGGAGGAGCAAGTAGACAACCATTTATAGTAACTCCAATTCCTGGAGCATCTGCTACATTTAATACTAACGGATTAGTTATAGCTCGTTCTGAAACAGATGCTGCTCGTTTATCTAAATTTTTCACTACCACACCAGGTGTATTGTTTATAGCTAAACAAAATGTTTTATCTCAAACAAACGTTAGAACACAAGCCGCTAATTTTCATGAACCTAAAATACAACCAAATAATGGTCCCTATTTACCTACTAATACAATAGCTCAAGTAGCAGGTTCAGCGGCTGGTTTTCATTTTTATAAACAAGGTTTATTACCTGATGGGTATTTTTCTCCTCAATATACTGATGTAATATCAGAAATTAAAGGAGGTCCTACAGGAGTTACAAACCGATTAATAGAGTTAACAAAAGATAAAATTATAAATTACTATAAAACAGGTAATGATAATACTAATATATTAACATACACAGGAGGCCCAGGTGCTTTTTTAGGTGTAGGTTCTACTAATATTCAATTTGCTAATAAAGGAGGCTCAGCTCCAAGAGTTAATTTATATCAAAATACAGGAAATAAAAATTTACCAATATATAATTATTTAGTTACTACTTATAATGGATTAGGTTATTTAGCTGAATTAATAAATACAACTATTACTCCAACTAGTACTAGAGTAGAAGCACCAAGAGTAGCATCAACTAATAATCTTAGAAGTGCGTTTAATTATTCCCCATCACCTCAACAAGATTTTAGAGCAACATTAATAAATAATTTAACAGGAATTGTAAAAGATGGTGGAGTAGAAGAAAGTAGCATAATTTCAAAATCTCCAGACTATCAAACTGAAAATATTGAACAACGAGTAAAATTAGGTAATCCTGGTACTCGAGGGAATATTATTAATTATACAGTAGGTAAAATACCTTTTGGAACTACAGCTACTGTAGCTCCTGCTTTAGATAAAATCACAGCTAAAACATTATATCGTTCAGATAAAGTAGATCCTGTTGATACAAATGATTTAGTTAAATTTAGAATTGAAGCTATAGATAATAACGCTCCTAGATTTGGAGTATTCATGCATTTTAGAGCATTTTTAGATTCATTTAGTGATAGTTATAATGCTAATTGGACAGGAACTCAATATGTAGGTAGAGGTGAAAAATTTTATACATATGATAGTTTTGATAGAACAATAAATATGTCTTGGACTGTAGCGGCTCAATCAAAAGCAGAACTTATTCCAATGTATCAAAAATTAAATTATTTAGCTTCAAATTTAATGCCTGATTACAGTGGAGAAGGATACATGAGAGGTCCTTTAGTTAGGCTTACTGTAGGAGGATATTTATATTCCCAACCAGGATTTATAACTTCTTTAACTTATGATGTACCTCAAGAAGCAACTTGGGAAATAGGAATAAACACAGAAGGCGGAAGTGACAATTCAGTTAAAGAGTTACCACATATGATTAGAGTAACAGGATTTACATTTACTCCAATACATAATTTTGTTCCAAGAAAACAACAATTAACATTCCCACAAAATGGAATAGGTAATGTTCAAGGATTTGAAGATGAAAGATATATAGCGTTAGCAAACAGATCTAGTAATAATTATGATCCACCACCATCTTCTGATGTGACTAGAGCTTCAACATCACCATTAAAGCCAACACCAATAATTACACCACAAGCACCAGCTGATACAACAGTAAATCAACTTTTGCCAAGATAATAATAAATGAATAGATACGTTAACATACCTTTAACTAAAATAAACGGAAAAGTAGCTTACAAAACTGTTCGTTACCCTGAAATTCCTTTAACCTCAGATGACATATATGTTTATATTGAGCAAGGAGACCGTTTTGATGTGTTAGCAAATCAATTTTATCAAGATGCTTCATTATGGTGGATAATAGCAGCTGCTAATCCTCAAGTTACATTTGGTAGTTTAATAGTACCAGACGGAATACAATTAAGAATACCAGCATACCCAACAAGTGTAATAAACACATACAATATAATAAACAGTTAATATGAATGTATTAGGTGAAGGTTTTGATCCAAAGATTTTAGGACAAATAGACGCTCGTCAAAAAGTAGTAGCATCAGGTTATTTAAATAATAATCCTAGAACTCCTGAATTTATCACTTATGCTACTTCAGCTACATCTTATTTAAGATTAATGTCTTCTACTTTTATAGAAGATATACAAACACTTAATAGTCCTTATATAAAAAGTTTAAATTTAACTGGTAATACTTTAGCTAAAGAAGCTATATTATTTGGTGGAGTACAAAGTTATCAAGGACCATTAAAAGGAGGAATATTAAATACTAATTCAACAGATCCTCTTAATAATTTTGCTTACGGGTGGGGTGGAACTCAATTTGGTTTAAGACCAATGCCCGGTATTATAAGTGCTAATATTAAAACAGAAAATATAGGTTCATTAAAAACTTCTACTATTAATATTAAAGCATATACTCAAGCTCAATTTGAAATTATAGATGCTTTATATTTACGTTTAGGTTTTTATGTGTTATTAGAATGGGGTCATACTCTTCACATTAATAATGAAGGAGAACCTGTTAAAGAAGTACCATCATTACAAAATGAATTTTTTAGTGACGGAGCATCAGTAGATGGATTATTAGCTTCAATTATACAAAAACGTTATTCTAGTTTTGGTAATTATGATGCTATATTAGGTAAAGTAGTTAATTTTGATTGGACCTTTGAAAAAGACGGAACCTATAGTATAACAGTAATTGTTAGAAGTATTGGAGATGTGATCGAAACTATCAGAGCTAATGTATTTACAGAACCAAAAGAAGTATCTAATATACCTTTACTTCAACAAGTTGATACAAACCCAGTTTACCAAAAAGAAAAAGCTTCACAAGAAGCCCGTCAATTTGGCTTATCTATTGCTCCATCTTTTGTTGTTGAACGTTTTAAAAGTAATATTCATTATCGTTTATATTCTCTTCAAGATTATTTAGATGGTCAAACTACATCATTAAATTTTGAATTTTCAGTACCTACTTATTTAAGTGATGGTAAATTACAAGATATAGCTAGAGTTATGTGGGGTGGGAGTAATAAAATTACTACATATTATATTCGTTTTGGAGCTTTACTTAGATTAATAACAGGAGAAGTAATCCCTACAGTATATAAAGGAAACGATAAATATAAATTAATTAATATTGATTATGATGCTAATACTAATGTGATAAATTATTTAGATGCTCAATTAAGTGCTGATCCTAGAAATATATTAATTAAAAAATCATTTAAAGAAGCTCAAGTCCGATCTGAAATATTACCATCATGTGAACCTTATGAATTTCCAATTGATAAAATTGGAACTTATGGTAACTTAATGAATGTATATATCAGTTATGATTATTTATTTGGTTTATTAGGTAGTAATAAAATTGTAGGTGATTCTAAAGTATCTTTAATTAGTTTTTTACAACAAATAGGTCAAACTATAAGTGGTGCTTTAGGTGGTATTAATAGTATTGTTCCTGTTATAGATGAAGATACAAACACTATTAGATTTATAGACCAAAATATTTTATATAAAAAAGAAGAAGTAATAAATTATTTTAATGGAGATATAAAATATACTCCAACAAAGAAAATCCCAACACAAAAAGGAGTATTTGATTTATTTGGATACAACCCATCAGGGTCAGCAGGTTCAGGTTCAGCTGGTTTTATTAAAGAATTTACTTTAAAAACAGAATTAACTCCTCAGTTTGCTAGTATGATTACTATAGCTGCTGCGGCGCGTTCAAAAGTAGTAGGAGAAGATGCAACGGCATTATCTAGATTAAATAAAGGATTAAAAACTAGTTTATTTGAAGAAATTAACGACGCTAATATATTACCCGATGATAATAATGTTTCATCTAAAGATGAACAATATAAAGATGCGGTTAAAGGATATATTAACTTTGTAAAAGCTATGGATATGAGTAGTCAAAAACAACCAACATGGATTGAATCAGAAGTTGATACTTATCCATCAGTTTTAAATTCTTTTATTAGATATACTCAACAATTAGCATCTGAAAATAATAACGCAGCTTCAACATCAACTGGCTTTATCCCTATTAATATGTCATTAACTATGACTGGTTTATCAGGTATGAAAATTTATCAAGAACTTACTGTTAATACAAGTTATTTACCTACTAATTATAGTAAAGAAATGACTTTTATAATTAAAGGAATAAACCATACTATTCAAAATAATGTATGGAGTACTACTGTTGAAACTTTATCACTTCCTAAAATCACAACCAAACCAGAGTTAGTACAAACAACAGTAAAACAAGTACTAAACACAGGAAATAACACATCTGAAACTATGACAAATGTTTATATTCCTACTTTAGATAGTGCTTTACCTAATATTGAATATGGAGTAAGATTATTAATGATAGCTCAAACTCAATTTGAAGGCTTTTTTCCAGGAACATTAAGTTACAGAACTAACAATCCAGGAAATATAGGTAATGTTGATGCTGGAGGTAAACGTTTCTTTCCTACTTTAGAAGCTGGTATTAAAGCTCAATATAAACATATTATTACTGTAATTAATGGTAGAGAAAGAAATTACCCATTAGGTAAAGTAGTATCACAGCCTAATCAACAATTCCCAAATAACTCAACTACTTATCCTGGTTTTAAATTTACTTATACTGGACAATTAGATCAATATTTAAAAATATATTCTACTGGAGCTCGACTTAATAATTCTTATGTAAACTTTATTATAGGATATTTTAAAAAACAAGGTGGTGTTATAATTACCCCACAAACTACATTATATGATATTTACCAAATAAAATCTAAACCTAAAGTAGGAGAAAAATCTACTATTAGAGGTATAAGTTTTGTAACTACAGGAACATTTTATACATCTTCAGATAGAAATAAAGAAAGTATAGGAGATATAAATAAAAAATTAGCAGGTATAAAATAAGATATGTATTTTCCACAATCACAAGTAACACCAAATTTATATACTAACGGAGGAGAATTTCAAATCACCGCTACAGGAGAAGTATACAAAGGTTATTACTTTGCAGTTTCAACAGGACAAAAATTTACAGGACGAAATCAAAATGATAGCCCTGTTTTAGAATTAACTCCAGCTGTAATTGAAACAAATGAAATATTTAACGTACAACTGCCAGAAGTGACAACATTAAGGAACATAGAATATAATAATGTAATACCTGTACCTTCTAAAATTATATATAAACCAATATATAATCCAAATGTTCCTACACAGCAAGATTATCAAATAGGAGAATACAGACGTTATTTCTGTATAAAAACTAATGAAATTATTTATATTGAAATAAATCAAAACACATTTGATAAATTAGTAGCTCAATCTCCTGACATACTTTGGTCATTATATCAACCATTTGATATTCCTTGGAATTTAACAGGTACTAAAGAACAAGTCGCAACAGTAAATCGTAACATAGTTTTATTAACTATGAAAAATTTATCATTACCTCAATTCGACGCTTACTTAAAATTCGACTTTACAAAGTATTACGTTTAAATTTGGCAATCTAATTTTTGTTTAGTATATTATAGTACAAAATAGGTTATGTATTATATTATTGAAACATTAGATCAACTAAAAGTCTTATACAATCTTAAGACACAAAAAGCATTTGTTGAGGTAATTCCATTCAATTCTAATGTTCATCCTGCCTTAAATAAAGTATCACTAGTCTATATTAGACCATTTGATGACACTAAAGGATATCTAATATGTGTCAATCACAGTGAAACACTACACATAAGCAAAAATCATGTTGAAAGTGTTTTAAAAGACATTCCAGAATTGTGGGTACGCAACAAGAAACAATTTTTATACTACTTTCAGATAAAAGCATGTTGCGATGTATCATTACTATCTCCTACGGATATACAACCCACTTTCACACACCAACACCTTTATCAACGTTTTCCATACAAGCAAGATATCAATCGTATAATACCGGTATCAAAACACTATGAACTGTGTGAAACCGTGTATAACCAAATAAAACCATTAATACCACACCATTTGCCCGAGTGGTTCGAATTTTATAATAATCGAGTTACTTTGGCTTTATTTGGGATTGAAAAAAACGGTATAACATTTAATAAACCAATATTTGAAAAATACTATGAAACAAATCAAGACTACTATTCAATTGATAGTTCTAAAATATTCACGCAATATAATATCTATACTACAACTCGCAGACCCGCTAATTCCTATAATGGTATTAACTTTGCAGCACTAAAAAAAGAAACGAGGTCAAGTTTTGTTCCAAGTAATGATATATTTGTAGAAATGGATATATCAGCTTATCACCCAACACTTGCTGCTCAATTAATTGGATACGATTTTGGAGACAAAGACATACACGCCTCGTTCGCCGAAATGTATGGTGTAGATTACAAAACAGCTAAAGAATTAACATTCAAACAACTATACGGAGGCGTATTTAAGGAATATGCACACTTAGAATATTTTAAGAAAATCCAAATGTTTATGGATGATGCTTGGGACACTTTACAATACGGAGGATATTATGATTGTCCTATATCTAAGTACAGATATCAGTTAAAGAACCTGGATAATATGAATCCAAACAAGTTGTTTAATTATATATTACAAAATATGGAAACATCTAACAATATGAATATATTGATGGATATACATAAGGTATTAAGGGGTAAAAATACAAAAATTGTACTTTACACTTATGATTCGTTTTTATTAGACTATGATAAAAATGAGAAAGATATTTTACTTAAAATTAGTGAAATTTTTACAAAATACAAATTACAAATTAAAACCAATACAGGAAATAGTTATGACTTTAAATAAAAACGGCGATATGTATAATTCGATAAATTATGACTTTCAACACATTTTTAATACATTCGACGTGAATAATAGGTTACTGTGCACCTTCATTGCTTTAGAGGGATTAGACGGGCTAATAAATGAGGTTTCTAAAACCTATGATATAATGTACAACAAGATTTTTGTTTTACATGTTCAAAATACAGGTGAGTATGTTATTACTTATAATATTGATCAAGGTAATGTGAACACGATACCAACAAATACAATATTAGTACATCGTAAAAAAGAATCAAACACACTATATACAATTAATGCTCTTAATGAGTTAATTAAGTCGTTGAATAGAGGTGTAGTTGACCCATCATTTAGAATTGATTGGCAACACTATAAAAATAGTATTTTATTAACTCAACATAACGAATTAAAAACACTTAATACTAAAATTCATAAAATAGTAGACTTAGTGTAATATTTATTATTATGATAAAATTATCTTCAATTTTACAAATATTAATAACTGAAGCTTCAATAGAACAATTAAAAACTCAATTTGTAGATTCTGGTAAAATTAACCAAAAATCATTTGATGATATAGTTAATACTACACCTAAATCAGCTTATATCACTTGGTTACTTAAAAAAGTAATAGATAAAACTATTAAATTAGAAGACGCATATAAATACAAAAAATATTTTATGGTTTTTGATAGGCGTAAAAAAGAATATCCATACGCTGATATTAATCAATATAAATCATCTCAAGATATATCTAATTTTATAAAAACATCAGTTGATATATTAGATAAAGAATCAAAAGATGTATCTCAACAAAAAGGAGTAGCAAAATCAGATAAATATAAAGAATTTTATATTGGCTCTACTAATGGATTTGATGTTTATATGCTACCAAAAGGTAAAAAGGATTTATATGGGGTATCATGTGAGTTAGGTTCAGGAACTGAATGGTGTACAGCTACAGGTAAAACAAGAGAACATTTTGATAATTATATATCTAAAGGTCCTTTATTTATTTTTATTAAACCAAATAGTAAAGAAAAATATCAATTTTCTTATGAAGAAGATGCTTTTATGGATAAAGATGATAATCCTATAGGAAATGAATCTTATATTTATGAATTGTTTAAATTTATTAAAGAAAAATATCCTAAATATGATACTCCATTTAAGTATAAATTATTATATGATTCTAAATCATTAACGGATAAAGATTTAAATATAAAAGGTGATTTAGATTTATATAATCTTCCTATAACTTCATTACCTGAGGGTTTTAATGTAACAGATTATCTTAATTTAACTAATACAAAAATTACTTCTCTTCCTAAAAGTTTACAACCAGACCAATTAGAATTAGATAATACTCCGTTTATTCAAAAGTATATAGATATTTATGGTGAACAAGTAAGAAAAATAGAAAAAGCAATATTTAAAGATTATCCAAATTTAAAAAATACAGATTTAGGATGGTCTTATGACTCGTAAATATAAAACAACATTAAAATGAAAAAACAATTAAACGAACAATTTATCCGCATGCAAAAATTAGCGGGTATTATTAAAGAAAACCAAATTAATGAAGTTAAAAAAATTAATCTTACTCCTGTACAGAAAAAAGAATTTTTTGACGCTATAGAAGATCTTAGCTCACAAGAAGATTTCGAGTATGCTTTAGGAGAAGCAGGTAATGTATTAGCTAATATAATTACTAATGGTGAAGCTGAATATATAGAAGATGTTGAAGATTTTGGATATGATGCTGAAGAAGTTGAACAATACGCTATGAATTTAGCTGGCGAATCTAAATTAAATAAAAATCAAATCCAAGAAATGGATATGGATATAAAAACAATTCTTACTAATAATGGAATTGATGATGACTATTTTGAATCTATGGGTGAAAAAGCAATTGAAACCGGTACTGAAGAATGGTTAGACATATTAAGTGACGTTACAGGAAAAGATGCTTATACAGCAGAATTTGATGAAGAGGACGAAGCTAAAATACAAGTGTTTATGCAAAAATTAGAAGCATTAGGAATTGAATTAATCTAAATCAAATTACCCCAACATATCAAATAAAATCATCTAAGGTCCAATTTTTGGGCCTTAGTTTGGCCTCGCATAATACATTCATTATATTATAGAATAATAATAGTTTTAAATTAAACAAATATACAGTTATGGATTTATCAGAAATCAAATCGAAGCTTGCGAAATTACAAGCTAAACCCGGTTCAAACAAAACCGAGAAGAAAAATTCAGGTTGGAAGCCATCAATCGGAAAACAAAATGTTCGTATTGTACCTAATAAGTATAATAAGAAAAACCCATTTACAGAATTATATTTCTACTATGGTATTGGTAAAAAAGTAATGATCTCTCCTCTATCATGGGGTGATAAAGATCCAATTGCTGAGTTTGCAAAACAATTACGTAGTACAAATGACAAAGAAAATTGGAGATTAGCTAAGAAATTAGATCCAAAAATGAGAATTTTTGCTCCTGTTATTGTTAGAGGTGAAGAAGCAAACGGAGTTAAGTTATGGCAGTTTGGTAAGGAGTTATATATGGACTTCTTAAACTTAGCTGATAACGAGGATGTAGGAGACTTTACAGACGTAGCAGAAGGTAGAGACATTATTATTAATACAGTAGGACCAGATGTAACTGGTACACAGTATAATAAATCAACAATTATGGCTCGTACAAAAGTTACTCCATTGTCTGAGGATGCAAATCAAATTCAACATTGGTTAGATGAACAACCAAATCCAATCGAAGAGTTTAAAAAGTATTCATTTGATGAAATGAAATCAGCTTTACAAGAGTGGTTAACACCAGAAGAAGCAGAAGAAGGTTCAATCATTGATGATGAAGTTACTACTACAGATCCAGAAGGTGACTTACCTTGGGAGGCAGCTCCTAAAACTACAAATTACACTTTAACAGCTAAACCAGCTCCTAAAGCAAGTAAATTTGATTCATTATTTGATGACGAAGACTAATAATTAAACAAAATGGCTAAAAAAGACACATCACTAGCAGCAGCGGTATCTGCTGAGTTGAGAGGTAGCTTTGACTTAAATAAATTCAAGGAAAAGAAATTATTAAG